TCTCCACCCCACAAGCCCCATGCAATACGTCCAGCGCTTGGATACCCATCTTCCCCAGCCCTGAACCCTTCCGCTTGTTTATCTACTTCGTGCCTAGAGAAATAACTATACATCCGCATAACTGTTGATTCTGATAAGTTTTCTCTATTTTTAAGCTGATTAGCTCTAGCAACGCCGACGTTAGTGCCACCTCTATTGTAGGTTGCCCTCCATTCTAGCGCTCTTTCAGCCTCTCCAGCCATTGTCCTAGTTGGCTTTAAATTAATTGCTTTGATCTGATTCTGGTCTAACAAGTCATCATAATCATCTTTGTATTCCGTTAAACTCATAATATCATCATACGCTTCGTGAGACTTACACGGCATCCAATAAGTAACTCCCATTACGTCATGCTGGTGCGAACCCTCGCATCCTATCTCTTTTGCTCTTTGCTCCGCTCTTTCTTTGGTTGTGTGCAGTTCCATATTCTTTTCTGAACCATACGCCTCGTTAGCCAACTCTAGAGCCTCTTCTTCTGTTTTAGGCTGATCTGGATTAGGTACAGGCTCGCTAAGAGGAAATAAATTAGCAGGAATGTAAACCTCATCGCCGCCTTTTATTGGCTCTAAGCCTATCCGCTCCCTAGCTTCGTTCCTTGTTAACACTCCCTCGCTGACCGCTCTCAAGATATTTTCGTAAATCATGCGCCTTCGTTCTGTAACCGCTGGTATAGAATCAATATCGTATTTTAATTTTAGATCACTTCCAAACATAGGAACTAGCCACTCACCTAGATCGCTTTCTACGTGGTGCAGTAAAGGTATGATTGTTTCTTCGTATAGAGCCAGCCTAGCTTCAGCCATGTTAGAATAGGTTTGAGCATCGGGTATCCCGACTAATTGGGCTGGAACACCGAAGCATAGGGCGATATCTCTCGCGGCGAAGTTCTTTAATGTAGCAAAGTCCATATCTTTAGGCGTTAATCCCATTTCCTTATAGTCAAAATCACCCTCAAGAATCATAGTTCTGCCCGTGTTATCAACAGTCTCAAACCTAGATAACAGATCACTACGCAATTGCTCCCTCTGTGAGTCAGTTAGCATAGTCATTGTGCCTTGCTCATCCTTGGGTTTATAAACAACGGCTCCAGATGGCCTTGCTCCGTTAAGTAACAGTTGAACATTATGGCGGCCACTTAGGTTGTGTTGATCTATATCAGCGGCGGCTGGCTTTATTGGACTTAGCCCGTAGTAATCGTCTAACGGATTGAATGTTTTGATTTGCTTAACATCAGATAAGCCAGTGCTTTGATCTACAAAATACTCTGCCGCAACTCTTCCATTTATTGTGTATTCATACATTAGCGGTATATCGCGCTTGCTTGGTTTTATTTTTACTCTATCAGGACGCAACAAATACAACTCATTAGGCATTTGATTGTCTGGCCCAGCTTTGAGCATAAAAGAATTTCCCGATAGCAATACATACGAATAAAGTTTTTGGAAATATTCTGATCCGCTATTCATAGGATTAGGTCTAGCCAGTAAATCTAATAGCGGGTGATCTTCAATAGGTTGATCTCCTCTAAACAGCTTAAAAGGTACAGCCGCCGCTCCTTTTGAAATCTCGTTTATACACCTATAAACTATAGCGTTGTCTTGGTATCCGTCTTTAGCTAATTCGTGGTAGCTATCTTTGGGGGCTTGATCTACCCCGATGTTTGAATAGGCTATTACTGGCCCTTCTTTTGTTTGTAAATTCTGTGACCATAGCGCTGTCCATGCTTCTTTAACACCCATTACGTTATCCTCCATACAGCTTGACCGCTCGATTTACTGAGGTCCGTTAACGCCCAGACTAGGGCATCAAGCCTATCAGGTGACTCTCTACTATCCAATGTATAGCTACACATTTGATCCTCTAAGGTCGTCATCAAACCTACGTGGATTACTTTTTCTTGCTCATATAAGGCTGATATTGGTTCTGCTCTTATCATTTTGCCCCTAGATGCTCTAACCGCTTTATAAGGAATCGTATTATCAACAGACCTTAATAGTCTTTCCACTAAATCACCACCATTATTTACTTCAGCAATAATTCTATCGGCTTTATAGCGATAAAACGCATCTATAGCCGTATTAGCCCACTTATCTGCTGACATCCTACCCGATAAATCGTCTAAGATATAGTATTTATTATCCGTGCCTACTCCAGCCACTACTATTCCCGTCTCATCGCTATCCTCATGAGCAGTTACGGCAGGATCAATAGAGACCACTATTCTACGCATCTCTGGCGCGTCTTCTGATTCTACCCTAAACGGATCTATCATTTTAGGATTCCATAGAGCGCCTTCCATATCAGTCAATACTTCCGCGTACAATTCCTGTCTACCTAACCTAGTATTGGCGTACTTTTCTTTTAATTGTTCTATTGCGGCTGGCGCTAGATTAGCTTCGTTTTCGAACGTACTGCCTCGCGTTATTACCGTGTTACTCCTATCTATTAGCTGTTTTATTATCTTTGTTGGCTTTGGAGTTGTAGTGATTACGCATTGGGGATTATCTCCCAATCTTAATCCAAACATAAGTTGGTCGAATGTATCAGGATACTGCCATGCCGCTAATTCATCGCACCACGCCCTATGGAACTGCGGCCCACGTAAGCGGTCTGGCTCCGTTGCACTAAACCCCATAATCTTAGACCCGTTATATAGCCTTATTTCAGCGGCAGAGGAGTTATAGCCCTGTCCCCTACCCTGTAGTAAACACTCTTTAGGGATCATCTGTATCATTCCAGAAACGCCGCCAAAGGCTACGCGCCTTATATCTCCGAATGTTGGTGTGACTACTGCTACTTGGCTATTAGGGTGTCTAAGCGCATAAATTAACGCATCAGCCGCACCAGTCATGGTTTTACCCCAACCTCTACCAGCAAGTATTAGCCATACATTCCATTTGCCTTTTGGTGTTAGTTGGCTATCTCGCGCTGTAGCTTGCCAATTACTGTATAGTGTAACCGCTCCCCTCTGAGCGTTGTTCTCTAAGTTCGTCCAATTGTTCCATAATGTCGTTGAGGGAATCTGGGGCTGTAACATCTGCGTGTACCTTACTTATCTCTTGCGCTTCACCTAACGCTAGTTTTCCAATCTTCTGTGCATTTCCTATAACTATTGATAGTCTTTCTAAAACAACAGCGGATAAACCTCTATAGTCTGGCTCCGCTGGATCGTTAATCCTATTCTCATCAACTACTAATTGTCTACTAACCTTCACCATTAAGGACTGCGCCAACTGTAGAGAGTTTGTGTCCAGCTTCTTCCCTTGCTCTACTAGTTCTTTTAGACGAACGTTTTGTGTCTGCCTTTCTAGTTTGGTTAAAAATTCATTCTTGGTTTTTTGCCAAGCCTCTTTAGATGTATGCTTAAAAAGTGTTGCTCTTGCTACATTGTGTCTTTTTACGAGAGCATCAATAGATGGGAATCTCCTAACACCATCAGCGTCAGTGTAGCCCTCTACAAACTCTTGCTTTATTAGTATCTTCAACTCATCGGTCAATGATTGGGTTTTCTGCTTACCGTTATTGGTTTGTCCCATTTGATCTTTCCTTATGTTTTCTTCAAATTACCCCTATTTTGGGGGTAGCTACGGTATACAAGTGATTGATAAAACGCTTGTACGGCCTTTAAAATGAACGCATTTTGATTCATTTCTCTATAAACCCTTGATTCTTTACTATTACTCATCTTCTCTACATGGCCGAGAGGTCATTGGGACACCTACTTTTCCATACTGGTCTACTTGTTTGAAGTATATTTTGTCCCCTACTTTCTTATCCCCCTCTGGGCCAAATGCGTAGGCGCACTTATCTGGTGATGGGTAACAGTCTACAGGGTTAGTGTGGACAACATGACACCCCACCCATACGTAACCTCCGCCGTTGTGGTTCGCATGAATTTGCCCTGCTGAACAACCCGACAATACTCCGAGCGATATAATAGATAATACAATATACTTCATAACTACCTCCGTTAATTATGGGGATGTTCTCCCACCCATGATACTCATAACTTCTTCTCGGCTTAATAGCATACCTGCTTTGATATCACATTTCTTTACAATTACCGATTTTACTAAGCTACAATCATACCCAGCATCGCGTAACTCCTGTAGCCTCTCTTGGTTTGTTGG